GAGCAAACTTAGTAGCTGCATCTATAATATTACCATTACCATCAAATATCTGTGCATAGAAATCTTCTTCATATAGTTTAACTAGTTCAGGAGTGATACTATTGTAAGCTGTTAATGCTCCTTTATTCTTAGCATCTATAGCAGAACGTAAAGCTTTCTCTCTCATCTTAGCTCTACCTAAGATATAAGCAAAAGCATCATCAGTTGCTGCCATTATCTTAGTAGAATATGTAAGGAAACTATTGTTATTAGCTTCTCTAGCCATATTTGCCATAGCAAATGCAGCTTTATCTCCAGCTGTGGCTTGATCACTTTCAGAAAATCTTCTCAATATTTCCCAATTATCATCTCCTTGAGTATATTCAGCGAATCTAGTCTTAACAGTAGCTAAATCACCAGTCCAATATGAGTTTAATTTAGTTCTAAATACTTCAAATGACTCTGGAATAGCTTGCATCATAGCATTAAGTGATGATAAACCAGCTCTAAAGGTGGTTACATCACCTGTAAATGGTAAGCTTATACCAGCTCCTATAGCCTGTGCAAACGGTCTTAAGAAGGTTGCAGTACTTGTACCCATTATAGCTCTCATGGGAGTCTTAGGACCACTTAGAACACTATGTATCATAACTCCTTGGAGTTCTCTTACCATAGCTCCTATTTGTGCTTTACCTTCAATCTCTCCTCCATGGATCATCTTTCTAGCCCATTGAGTAAAGTCTTCTACAGAGTTAACTGTTTTCATAGAAGAGAATGCTTCAAATAAAGCTAGTACTAAATCTCCATCTTCATCTTTATTAGCTATTTTAAGTATAGACTGAATAGTTTCTCTAGCATCTTTAACCTCTTTCTG